TTCTGTTGATTTCCCGTCACTGTTACATACTACAAATTTGGATTTGATATCATCAGTTATCAAGCAGACTTGAAATGGTTTACGTCCTACATGCGTATTCCACTCCCCTAAAATGATCATGTTTGAGTTACGATCCATTTGTTACCGCCTTTGAAAATTGTAAAAATATCTTCTCTATAATTGTACTATTAAGTAATATAAAAATCAAGAAGTATTCTTTATAAATAAAAAAACCTACCCAAAATTAGGTAGGTTTTATTTGTAAATCTCCTATGGATCGTTAATTATTGAACTTTATAATTTTCCATAAAATCCGCAGCTGATTCGACGTCCGTTTCTCTACTTAAAAATTGATTAGCGGTATGATTATGTGCATAAATCTCAATACCAATTTTACCGCCACGATATTGGGCACCTCTGCGGATTAAATATTCAAGTCCATTAATTTCGATTACTGTGTTTACTTTCCTTGCGATTGCTTCTTGAATTTTTTTGATACTTGAGTCCATCTTTCTCTCCTTTGTTAATTACCTTACCTCTTTATTATATTATGAAATCCTCATAAAGTCAAGAACTATTTTACATAAAATAAAAAAAGTTCAGTCGCTGGACAACTGAACCTTTTAAAATCAATACTTTACGAAAGTAATTATTTCGAAAAATATAATTGTCTACCTTCTTGAGTAAGGTTAATCCAATCTTGATTATTGCCGTCAAATTGAATTAAGCCTTTAGTCACTAAATTAGATATTTCTAAAGATACAGAAGCGCCGAAATCATTCTCTATATTGATAGTTTGAATACAAAATTTAACGAACATTTCTTGAATACCTTTTTGTGTTGGAAAATCACGGTTGTAAATACACTCCATCACTTTTGCTTCTCTTTCGTTTACTTTTAAAGTCTTTTTCATTTTGCACATCCTTTATTTTGAGTGTTAATTACCTTATACTTAATTATACTGTAAAATCCTCATAAAGTCAAGAACTATTTTCAATAAATCATAGGCTCAATGTCAGGGAAAGGAGGTATCATCATATAATGAAGCACTGTAGTTATTCCGTGATATCCTAATATGGTCCAGTGTCGATACTCTCCTAATATATTATAATACCCTAAAAATGAATCATCAGGTATTTTATCTATGTGTAATACGTATAATCTGGGTTTATTTCGCAATGAATCTCTATAAGTAAAGGGTATCGGGGGGTTAAGTTTAGCATCGATCCATCCCGGTAAATAGATTTCCTGGCAATAATACACCTCTTCTACATGTTCGTAATCGTTTAGATCGGTTGAAGCAAACCGAGAACAACGTAAAGGTATCTTTTTACCATCTCCAACAAGTATACCACCACAATTTCTACAATATTGTATTTCCATAGTTACTCCATTTGTTGTAAAAATTCATTTATTGTATTTCGAATATCCAATAAATCATCCATATCTAATAATCCAATTTTTAGCGTATGACGTTGAACTTGTCCATTTGATATTTGACTTGGAAATACGGATGAATAAGCATTTACAGGTGATTCATTACATTTACTTTCAAGAGTAATGCTATATAATCGTTCACAGCATTTAGTAACCCACACTTTTTTCAACATAATATTTACTTTCTAAAAAGGTAATTTTACAAAAATACCAGTTTCCTTATCATACCAATACCAAGTCATAAAATATGCTTTAGTCACGATAAATGGACAATTAATACCACTACACCATACTAATTTATCATCAGTCCTAAATCTACAACCGCAGGAATGGTTACCGTTTAGAAACCAATGAGAACCGTCTGGTTCGGGTTTTTTCAATATTTTTTTCGCTGACATGATCCCCTCCATTAATAAGGTTTATACCTATACACAACATTACCTTCATAATCTACCGTATCAGCAACAAGAAGTCCATGAAAGTATTTATAAGGAGATCGTGGTTGATTTGGATGATTCCAGATGTACCGGATATAGTCCCGGATAGAGAAGGTACGGAAACGTGCTCGATCCCTTGGATTGCCCCTTGCCACGTTTAGTCCGCAAGCGGTCACTATCGGTTGCGTTTTCCATTCATCTGGCATACCTTTCTCTATTTCTTGAAAATGTACTTTCCCGTACTCTTTTGCTATCATTAAAGCATGAGTAAATTGTCCTCTCGAATAATTCCAGCTTTCAGGTAGGCCGCAACAACATCCATTATTGCATCTATCTTTATGATGTGCGTCTGAAACATAAAAACGTACTCCTAATTTATCACATAAAGACTGCATCTTATCTACATACGGTTCTTTTATCTTCCAATTTAATCGCATATATCCCGCTGCATGCGGTGAATTCCTTCGGTAAAAATCAATTATATCGATACTACAAATCTCACTCATAGCATTAAATCGTTCTTTACTTTCCGAAGTAGTCCTTCCTTCAATACAAAGAAATTCCGTACTTACTGCATTAATGCCAGCTTTACTCGCTAATTCAATTAAATCAAGATACTCATCATTTATATCAGAATATCCAATTATGAATGGACGTAACCGTAAAGTTACTCCAGCGTTCAAACCTTTGCCCCCCTTTCCGATCTGGCCGGTAACTAAACGATTAATTGCTTCAAGTCTTTCCATGGGAGTGCTTACTCCGCGCTCCATTTGAGATGCTCTACCGGGATCCAAGTTGATAATACTTATTTTTACATTCCAGAAATCATTCCCACGAAATAAACAAGCATATCGTTCATCATCTAGCCACCAAATACCTTTAGTGCTAAAACAAATTGGATATTCTATTTCGTAAAGATTATTTAGAATATCTAATCCAACACCATATCGTTTTTCAAAAATATCAAATGGATCAGACATCCCTCCCCACTGCATTACCATTCTATTCTGAATATACCCTTTGAATTGTTTAAAATTTTGAGCAGTGCTATTACCCGTAAACATATTCAAGAATATTTTTTTATTGATAGTTGCAGGCAATTCCTCAGTGTATAATTTAGATGTTTCAGTAATTGGATTATATTTTTTCAAAGACCGCTGGAAAAAAGAGAAGCAATACAAACAATCGAATGAGCATCTTGAGTATTGATCGAAAGTCATTGGCATACTACAATCCAGTACCTCCCCTGACCAACGGGGAGAGGTGTAATTTGTTTTTAGTTTATCTCGAATACATGGATTTGTACTCATTTTAATTGCTGCCATAATTAATCTTTCTTTTCGATAAAATTATAGATAGTTTGAAGGATACCTTTTTGATTAACTAAAGTGCTATTATCTGCTACTTGGAATACCGGGAAAGTATTCATTAAATTTGCGTATTTAGTTATTCGAGAGTTAATAAATTGAATCTCTTGCCCCACTTTATCATGCATCCGTAGAATATGTCTATGTGCGAATTCATCATGATTTAATTTTAGATAAAGAAATAGATATTCAATATCTAAATTGATAATAAATTCAATCCAACGTGCACACCACAACCTATCCCCTTCGTAAATGATAGTAGCTTTTTCAAAATCAGAATAGTCCAATCCAGCTCTAATGAATTCTTCAGCATCATTAATTACAGACATACTTAATTTGTCCGTACCACCAAAAGCGGTAGTTTTATCATATATTCCAAGTATAATAATTTTATGTCTTTTAGAATATAGATATTTCAATGATTGAAAATCCGAAATACACTTAGTATCTATACCATAATGATCAATTATAGCATGTACCAATGTCGTTTTTCCAGTAGCTGGTGCTCCGCAAATTCCTACAATTTTCATATTGTTCTCCTTTAGAAAGGTAAATCATCTATATGTTCTATAAACCATTGGCGCCATTCATCAGTCATAGATGACATAATAGTTGAAAAATTTATTTTTCGTTCATGAACCGCCATACCAAATGCTTGTTTAAAAGCAGTTAATTCGAATACACTATCGAATAGAATAATAGCAAATTCACCCATTTGTTGGGAATCTCCTGCAACATCAGTATTGGCTAATTTACTAATATCACTCATAGTGCTTAGTTGAAATGCTTTTAAATCTTTCTCCGTAAATCCAGTGCGATTAGTATCTGAGAAATAGGATTGATCTGATTGCATAATTTTTAAAAGTAAATTATCATCATATTTCCCTCCTTGCCCCAGATTATTATCTGATAAACCATAAGCAGTCGCAGCATTCTCGCTGGGGAAATCCCGATATTCCACTTTAATATATCGTGGATCAATTATTTCCATAATATCCGATATTGTTATACTCAATTCCTGCGCAATTTTGCCTAAATTGTCCCGGAGATAAGTAATTGCACGGTGGGTATGGTTTCCTTTGTATATGGTGTTATTTTTGCGCCAAACGATCACAGCGGATACTTGCCCGTGAATAGCCAATGCTTTCGCCAATTGAGGAATTATTTTTTGATGATTCCATGGATTTTCAGACCATAGTTTAACAGACTCTAACGGAACTAATTGCATGTTAAGCTGATGATTGGTAGTAGGCGCCGCTGGTAGTGCTTCCTGCTCTGTGCGTGCTACTCGTTTAGGTTGTTTACTTTTAGAAATAAATTTAATAGCCATAATTTTCCCTTTCTTTAGGATCGTTAATATAATCAAGTAAAGCATTCCAACATACTTTACTTGGAGTATTATTTTTCATTTTTTCTATTTCAGCACACATCCGTTTCCAGTAATATCCTACATACCGTTTATCATGACAATATTTTTTATATGCGCATAAAGTAGTTTCCGTATTCCAGACAGTCGTTTTTAACTGAGGATAATAAGTACGCAATTGATTTAAAATTACCAAAAATAACTGATCCGCGACCATACTCTCTTCTTTAGTAACTATATCTCGTTCAGGTAAACCAAAACAATTCATTACTCCATTAAAACAATTTTTAGCATTCCGCCAATCTATACGGGTAGGCATGATATTTACTCCAGTCAATTCATGCATACATTCCAGCCAGAGAAATAAACTATACCTACCGAAATATTTTACTTCTAATAATCGTTGGTAAAGATAATTATAATTCAGACCTGCATCCGGGAAAGTACAAATATCGTTTTCGATAAAATCTTGCTGCCGACGGCCGTCAAGCCGATCCTGGTACGATCGATAAGCTGCTACAAACTGATTATTACTTCGTATTCGCATACGATCAGTTTGAAATAGTAAACGATGTTTATGTTCATTCCACCAGCGTTCCAATCGTGGTATATTCACATTCTCAAAATCAGGGAATTCATTATATATGTAAAATACAGTAGCGCCACAATAAGTGCAACCGTAAAGGAAAGCAAGCCAATACCGTTGTTCAATATTCAGTTCATATCTATCGCAAATATACTTAAGTAAATTATACGCTGGATCAATATCTCCGTATTCGTAACTTTTTAAATGGTATTGATAATATGTTAACATCTTCGCCCCACTAATATTTCATGCCCATTGGGTAAAGCTACTGCTTTGAGTGTATCTCCTCCAGCTTTACTTAAGATATCTTTAGTAGATACTAAATAAGTGTTGCCTTGTTCCCGATAGATGTATCCCGGTCTTCGTTTATTCCTTGCTGCATATAAACACCCACCAATATACCAAGCCCCGAAGAAGGATACATCGGGATCATTTAATATTTGTATATGCTTCCGGGAAGTTAAATAAGTTAGAAAAACTTCACCATCGTTATCCGTTTTCATTTTAATTTTAAATTCATGCTCAATTTCTTCTTTAGTACCCATATGAATATTACCATTAAAAATTAATCCATTATTATCTATTACTATGGGTTGTCCGGTATTTCCACTGGTAGAATAACGGCAATGAATCAATATTACCGTGTTATCTTCCAATGCTTGTATTATTTGTCTGATTCGAATACTTGGAGCATTATTATCCCATAATATTCCATGATTTGTTACTACATAATACCCAAAACTTTCCTGACCACGGATTACTGACTCTTTGAATAAATTAGTCAATAAAAATTTACATCGGGTATCCGCATATTTCACTAAACTTCCGATAACAGCGCACATCTTAAACCTCTCATGAAAATAATTTACTGTTAGTGATAAAATATCGCATTTCATCTGTAATTTTGTATACATATTTTTTCAACTTCTCTCCTACAATTTGCTCCTTTTCTATGAAATTTAATATGACTAAATTTTGTAATAATATTTGAATAGTTGCCGAAGACAAACGTACCTTTTCATTTATTTCAGTAGATCGTATACCTTTATCTCCTGCTTCATAAACTAACCGCAAAATAACCAATACCCTATATGGGGCACTACTTCGGGCAACTTGTATTGCTAAATTATATTCGAATAAACCTACCTCATATTTCCTTCCTAACATAGCAGCAGCTATGACTAATTGACTAAATTCTTTACTTAAACGTGTAGCCAATTCTGCTTCTGTTAAATCTACTACTTCTTTACTATACGGATCACGTGGCACTACCGCACGCAATTGTGCCACCAGTAACGATAATTGAATAATATGTTTTTTAATAAATGTAGGAATAATTGGCGTATAACCACTATAATCAGCAAGAAGGATCAACTGAGCAGCTTGCGATAACTCCTCTCTTATCATCGGGCCTTTCCCTACATTATCAATAGCTTTCTGCACATAGACTTGACGTTTGTACAAACTTGTTGGCAGATAATTTCTCCAGCGTAAAAATCTTTCTCCCATTGCTGAATGATTCTCGACAAATGCTTCTATCGCTGGAGTAGCTGCTGCCAATATTCCAAATTTACTGTTATACTTTCGGGTGATCCCATTCCCGAAAAATCTACCACATTCTCCATCATATGCATCCCGTAGTATCCCTATAATCTCTTCTCGCTCAGTCTGTGGCAATGACATTATTGCTGTAAAATCCTTTACTATTAATACCCTACCATTCAATTTAGGAATTAATGAAGGGTCACCATTGATTTGTCGGGTAGAACCTGATATTAATGCGGTAGGTGTTAAGGTGCTTAATGTTTCAACGCACCAAGTATTTGATAAAGAGAGTATAGGTTCCGTTTTGGTCGCGCCGGGAGGTGCTACTATAATCATCCATAATGGGTCATCAATTAATCTACCGGCTAAAACAGTGCTAAAAATTATATATAACATTGAAATATCTGGCATATGTAAATGTCTTTGGTATTCGTTGAAAACTTCCAAAGGAGGGACTGGTTCTAATGGACAGAGATTGCTATTAATCATTCCCGCAGTAACTTTACCATTATGATTTACTTTAGACTCAATTAATTTATCATAAATATAATTGTACGCTTCATCATATTCCATTTCTCCCTGAATAGCTAAATCACGTATATCGAAACCATTATCTAAAGTATCAGGCCAATCTATTTTAAAAATATCAGTAGCAATTCCATCTAACATTTTAGTCGCCCGTTCTACTCCTTTTCGACCAGCGTCATCATTATCGTAAAGTAAATAAACTATTTTATTCTGGAATAAAATCATATTGTGTTCTTGTAATGATCCTGCTCCTGGAACTGCTACAATAGGAATGTCAATTCCCAAGGAAGTTAGACAATCATACCAATACATATAGTCCCATTCACCCTCACAGATAAATATTTGTTCTGATGCTATTATTTCATCTAAATTCCATAATCCGTATAAATCTAAAGTAAACCCAGCAGCAGATATTAATGACTTAAAATTATATAATTTTAACCCAATTATTTCACCTCTGTTATTTTTATAGTGAATTATATATTGTTGAGTACCTGAATGAAAAACTACTCTTTTTCGTAAAGTTTCTATACTAATCGAATTCCCACGATCCTTCTGTAGTAATTGTAATATATTATCATTAGTTTGTTCTTTACAAAAATGATACATTTGTTGTACGAATTCTTTAAAACCTCCCTTACGTAAACATTTTTTACAGTCCCAAGTTTTGTTGGGAGATTTCGTATTTATAAAGAAGTGATCTTTTTTCTTACAAAATGGACAATCACCTATAACATGATCACCTATCTCATCTTTCACAATAAATCCAAATTGCTCAAAGATATTTTTTCTTACCTTTTTACGTTTAATAATTGGATTCACTGAACTTTTAAAAGTAATCATTTATACCTCTGGGATAGTTATTATAAGTAAAATTAAATTTTCCTACCTAATTTATCAATATTATATGACTTGGACCATAGATAGGTTGATAATTTATTACCAACTTCTAAAGGTACTGTTATTTCATCATAAGTTGTCATTAAATAATCTATATCAGAATTTATTATGGGTAAATAAGATAATAATACTCGCGGTATTTCAATAATCATTTCATCATGTACCACTAACCAGATAGATATATCGTATCCACTCCAAAAATCCTGTAAATACCTATCTACCCGGATTTGAGATCGTTTAAATAACTCTCCTGCTGAACCTTGAACTTTATAATCAGTTGAAGCATACGATGCGCGTGGATTTACGTAAAGTTTACGTTTAAAAATTGTTTCTACATAACCGCGCAATTTAATATCCCTTTCACATTGATGCATTAATTGATAGAATTCAGGGAATAATTCACGATCCCGGTCATACCCAATACTCACTTCATCTAATGATAACATTAAAGTTTTTGCTGTTTGTTTTTTGCCTGCTCCGTAAAGCATAGCGAAACGTGCATTTTTAGCAGCACTACGCAAGATAGATTTTACTTTTTTGAATAATTGTTTTTGAGCTGCTTCATGCCCAATTTTATCAATTAATTTTCGATATTCTTTTTTCCTATTCGCTGGATCACGTTCTATGTAGAATTTAATTCCTTTGATCGGATCGGTAAAATATTCTCCATAGAATGCTTCTGCACAGGCTGAATGAAAATCAAAACCCTTATGTAGCATTTCAATTAAACGTTTAGACCCAGTGAGTTGTATGGCTATTCGAATTTCAATACCAGCATAATCTTTTAAAAGTAAAACATACCCTGGTCGAGTTCTAAAACAATTACGTGCCGGGACTGGGTATCGTGTTTTTAATGCAGCAGATTTTTGCACATTTTGGAGATTTGGGTTGGTACCACTTTCTCGTCCAGTACGTGCTTGATGTGTATTAATATGGGGACATAGGATAAATTTACTATTACAAGCATCTAAATAAGATCGAATCATTTGCTTGCCTTTATTATATGCTCTTTCTTTAAGTATAATGTCCAGAATTGCTAATTGCGTTACATCATGAGAAGTAGTTTCGATATGATGACGCAACTCAGATATAGCATCTTTATCTGTTGATGGAGCTAACCCAGATTTATTCATTGATAGTATCGGTAAACCTACCTCAGTATAAAGAAATCTAACTAATTGTTTAGGACTATGTACATTTATCGGATGTGGAAAATAATTTTCTTTATCCAATTCTACTTGTTTTAATTCACTTTCGATCCATGTTAATAAGCGTTCAGATTCTCTTTTATCTACCATTATTCCACGACGTTCAAAACGCATAGTAACAGGGACTAAAGCAATTTCTATTAAGTAAAGTTCTAATAAAGTTGGATCAGCACAAATTTTAGGCCAGAAAGTAAGAAATAGTAGCATACATCTTTCAGCATCACTTAATTGGTATTTATCCATTAAATACTTCGGTATTTTAGAATAATTACCATATATTTTTGCCGCTTGTTTAATCGGAATATCCGCATCTTTCGGATATCTTCCATATGCGTATGCTAAATCATCTAATTCATATGACGGTTCAAGATTATACAAAATATTACACATTAATTTCGTACAATGCCAAATAGTTTTTTCAGGAATATAATACCCATCTGATATAGCCATATTTTTGTCAAAATGCATATTATGGGATACTTTACCGATAGTATTATCCGATAAAATTGTTTGTAAACGCTGGCGTGATTGTTTATCGTTATCATATCTGCTAATTATAATTTCACCTTCTTCATTACAAGAAGACCAAGCAAAAGGTAAATCTCCTCGATATGGATCTAATCCGGTAGTTTCAAAGTCTAAAGAAACATAAGAGGTGACATGGCGCATATCTATTTTCCACGGGCTTAAATTAAATGATTTATGACGTGATGAAATAAATTTAGTTGCAGCCATGTCTTCCCTCTCATTTACTAATTAAAATAATATCAACATTTACTTGCGCGAAATACCTATACGTGGTAACAATTTCCCTTTCCCTGTTGCTGATTTTTTAGCTGTTGAAACGGGAGGTTTTTTCGATATAGTTTTAGCTGGAGTTGTTACCGCTGGACGTTTAGGTGGTAGTGCCGGTTTTGCTGGAGCAGATTTTGCTGGAGCAGATTTTGCTGATGCTTTCTTTGGAGCAGGTTTCGGTATTGTTACCTGTTTAGGTACTGGTTCTATAATCTGCTCTTCCGGTAAACCGATAGCAAGCAACATTTCTCTTTCTTCATCAGTAATTTCATTTGCTTTATACTGATAAGTTAAAAGAGTGGCAATAATAGTTTCTCCATCCATGCTATCATCCAGCTCTTCTATTCCTTGACTTGCTGCGAAAGTCAACAAATTTTCAAAAGTAATTTCACCTTCCGGTTCACCTTCTTGTGTCCCTTCTTGTTCACCTTCCGGTTCACCTTCTTGCTCCCCTTCTGATGCTGGCTGTTCTACTCCAGCGTTATAGGCTGCTTCACCCTCTTCATCCCAATATAGCACTTCTAATACAGTAACATGGGTATACTCATCATCTGTATTTTTCGAATGTGACGTTTTGGAGCGTATACGACAAGCAGGTGCGCAATCAGAAACTTGAGTAATTATTTCATCCAATTGCCCTAAATCATCTTCCGGGAATTCTATCCCCATTGATTCCAACCACCGTCTTGATTGGATAATTCCCATATATGATGGTATGCGTTGATCCCCGTCATCATCCAATTTTTCTAATACAATATGATCCCATATTTTTAATCCTTGATAATCCCCTTCCATAATCGTAAAGGTACGTGTAATCATTAAATTTCCTGCAGCACTTTCAGTGAGTTCTGCTTGAACTCTGGCATTGTAAATATCATCTGGCACCTTTAATCCACCAGGTACGTACTCAGTCATAGCATCATTTGCTGCTGCTTGCATCTGAGTTAAACGATTTTTAAATACATTGCCTTTCGCCATAAAAACCTCCAATTAATTAATTGTTAATAGTTTGCGCATTATTGCGCGTAAATTTACTTATTAAACTTCTGTTTATTACGTATTTTTTCCGTAATAGAAAGTTGCTTTGCCTCAGCTTCAAATTGCTCTGATTCATCAGCATAGGTAAATTCCTGCTGACAATTAAAGGCCAATTCTAAATTAGTAAAGGCCTCACCTGCTGTTTCTCCAGCGTAAATTGCATATATCTTTTTACCATTAGGAGTCATAAATACTGGATCCTCCTCATCACCAATTACTCCAGCAAAAACAAAATCTGACCCACGAAGCGTCATCCAACGTTGCCTATCCCGATAATGATAATAGATAACATTTTCAATAATAGCACGATATAAATCATCTGCTTGTTTTGACAATTTCGGGACAACCATATCAAATTTTTGACCACTACGGGTAGAACATTCATTTACTTGATCATGACATACTACAATCAAACCAAGTCCTAATGCTTGTAATTCCATGTGTGCCCGTCGAAATTCTGATGATATTTTGTCCCAAATACCTCCATGATCACGAGCATCACTGGTGTAGAGTATCCCATTTTGCTTACATATATATTCTTTACATCTCGCATACGCTTCAAATGGAGTATCAATTACTACTATTTGTCTTTGCCAACTACCTCTTTGCTGTGTTTTCTCTACTTTTAATAATTCAATATATTTCAAAAAGTGTAACCAGGTGGGGCAATTACATGATACAGATCGTACTCTTTGGGATGCTATTTCAAATTTGAAAATTATCGATCCCGGAAATTTTGCAGCTAAACTTGATTTACCTATCCGTTTAACCCCGTAAAGCATCCAGCTGGTCGTTTCCATGCCCCCTCCTAAATTATCTGCTTCTATTGTTTCGGGAAGCGTTAAATTAGTTAAATCGGAAGTTGCTTTTGTTTTCACTGGAAGTTGAGTTGTTTTTGTCGCTGGAATAATTGTTTTTCGGGTAGGTACGATTGGTAAACGTTTTTTAAGCGGTAATGCCATCATAGTCCCTTTCTATTGAAGTTCTCCAAATAAAAATTGTTTTTGAATATAGCCATTTAGTGAGTCCATACTACACGCTTGAATAAAATCACAAGCATAATTCATACCATAGCATCCTTGTTCATTTTTGTAAAATATCTGATTTTGATACCACTCATCTACTGATAAGGCAAATTGAATATCGTCTAACTTACATGATAATTCTTTTTTGAATGACTCGAATTGTTTTCTACTGTAAGGTATCCAATACCTGTAAAAGAAATAGGCTGGATCATTAGTCACCTTTTGCTTTATCAGTCTATACACTTCGGATGCGTCACCATCTTTTTTACGCACCTGTGGATTTCGAATTATATTATAGAAGGTGCCTTTTAGTCTACTATTATTTTTAATTTCTTCAACTAACATGTAAAATAAATTTTGCATATCAAAATTTAACAGCATAGGCATGATTTCAGGATTAATTCTACCATAATTTTTATGCTCCATATTCCAAATTCCGCCATGTTTATCTCGAAATTTTCCATCAACTTTCCCCCGGAGTATAGCATCTTGAAAAGATACTTCAAGCACTTCCTCAATTCCTTCAAATCTAAAATCCTCAAAATCCTTTTTGAATACTTTAATGTATACCTCTGCTATGGCCTGAGCTTTTGCTTTGGCTATTTCTACTGAATAAGTATCCCATAATTTATTAAACGTAAATTGATCTATTACTGAAGTAATTACATCAATAAAGTCATTATAAGAGAAAACTTTATTCATAAATCCAGTGTATACTGTACCTAGTATTTCATGCATTAAAGAACCGTATCCGGTTTTTCGCTCTTTCTCAAGAGATTCCCATCTATGTAATTTGAGTAAAAAACATTTTCGACAACATTGAAAATTTCCTAATAAACTTTGAGTAATCCCCACTTTATCCAGTGAATAAGATACATTACCGAAATCCTCACCACAGTACGCTGGAATAATAAGTTCACTGACTTTTATCGGTTGTATTAGTTTCAATGGTGGCATAAATCTCCTCCAATTTCCGTAAATTTTGCAGATATAATGGACTTTTAGTTGCTCCTGTTAATGATATATTTAGAGGATGTTGTATACTATAATATCCCGGTAAAGAAGTTCCAAGATATCTCTTCGGTAAATCTCCTAAAAGTAAGTAAAATTTAGCTTGTGATTGTTTTATAATCATGAAAATATTTTTTCGACACATAGCAATTTCTGAAATTGTAGGTTCTCGAATACTTCCATTTTTCTTGTCTATCGGACAGCAAAGAAGAGTGTATGTGATATAGTAAGTAAATTTACTCATACCAGATTTCTCTATCATATAATCAAATAACCTCCCTTCATTACCAGATAAAACTTTACCGGATAATTCATCATTTCGCGAAGGGAAATCACTTATTATAAGTAAATCACAGGGTAGAACACCCCTTCCAACAAGTAAATTATACTGTCTACTCCATAATTGACAATCGGTACAATTTCTAAAATCTTTAAGAAATTTTACTGATTTAAACGGTTTGGGTAATTTTATTGCTGCCATTATTTATATCCTTTCCACTCATTAAGTACGCTTAATCCTATCCCGATAGCATCTATTTCATGATCGGTCATATCTAATCTACACCCCAATTCCATTTCAACCCATTCTTTAGTTGCTTTTTTAGTCAATTGCCCTTTCCAATTTATAGCAGTAATTAAATTACAAATATCATTATTATCAAAACACACTCCGCAATACAATCCGATTAACCGTGCTAACTTAAGTAAATCACCGCGTGCAGAAGATACTTCTGACTGTTGTGATATTTTTCCAGCATTTGCTTTTCCACTGGCACCAGATTCGCCCCAAACCGATACATTCTCGATTAACACCATTCTACCGGAATAATCAATAGTGCCTATGGCATAATCTGATACATTATTTAATGCTTTTTCAAAAGTCAATTGAGCTGTATATAATTTTTCAATTTCAGCCAATTTATCTGGAATAGAAAATTTTTGAATATAGATACCATTACTATAGAATGCTGCTAAAGCAGTATTATACCCCGGATCAACAGTGATCAAACAATCAGTATCTTTCATATCACAGAAATCGTCAATTTTCTCCTTCAATACTTGATTTTTGGCATTAAATACAATTTTATTTGAACGTATTTTTGCCATATTATTATTAAGAAGTCTCATAATTCATTTCTCCTTTTCTTTAAAGCGTTTAAAATCCAATTTACTCCAGCGTTTGATAATTCTTTTTGATCGTACCCGTTCAGGATATCCTCTTCAATAGTATCAATACAAATTAAATCTATTATAAGTAAACCATCATGAGAAAATTGATCCAAATGTCTATCCTCAGATTGACTTCGGATTTTACCACTCTCATTATGTGAAAAATAAATTAATGCGGATGCTGCGGATAAATTTGCTGAAAAACTCATAGTTTGTGTAAGAATCACTAATATTTGAATTTTCTTTTCTTGGAATTGTTGTCGTTTACGCTCTCTTTCGGCGACTATAACGTCCCCATAAATAAAATCAACACTTATACCTTTATCTTTCAGAAACCAATATACTCCGCAAACATCATCCACAAAGTGGCACCAGATAACTAATGACTCATTTCTAAAATCATTTTGAATTAAATTCCATAATTCAGTACATTTATGATAAGATGCAAAATTCAACTCAGAATTAAATCCAGAACAAAATTTACGCAACCAGATGTAGTGTTGAGTGGCGTAAATACTCCTATGTAAAATACCGTCATACTCAAAGAAAAATGATTTTAATGATTTATTATACATCTTTCGTATTTTTTTAGGCAATTCCACATACCGAAGTTGCCGTATTTTACTACCACCTAAATTTACATCTTTACGTTTAAGTATAGAAACATTATGATCTAAAATATATGCTAAATATTTTTCACCTTTCCCCGAAAGTATCCATTCGAATTTATCTTGAATAAAATGTTTATGTCTAAAAGAATAATAGTTTTTCTCTTTACACATTTTTCGGTCCAACCAAGTTAACTGATTATACCATTGAAGTGGAGATTCGCTGGCAGGAGTACCACATAGTGCCCAGCGGTGTTTTACTGAACGAAAATACTTGAGAAAAAATTTTGAGATTTTAGTTCCCGGATTTGATAGGAAAATAGATTCATCCCATATAACCGTATCCCAAAGAGTACCAGCAATCTCCGGGATAACTTGATATCCTTCTTTATTTATTAGTGCCCATATTCTGCCCGAAGGATATTGCAATACTTCGTCAAGTTTTGATAGACGGGTATCCCTTGATCCGTATAGGAAGATACTTTTTTCATGCTCTATATTTAATTCAGTTATCCAACTGTATATAGCAGCAAATGGACCAATAACTAAAATAAGTTTGGAATCAGATTGTTTTTGAATGGTGCGAATACAAGTTAGTGTTTTTCCAAGTCGCATTTCCCAAGCTAAAAACGGATGCTGTGTCTTCAGCCCGTATCGCACGCCCTCTTTTTGGTATGGACGCAATACCCTCACTTGGTATCTCCTATTTATTGTCTATTTTACTTTAGGGAAAATAAAAATACAACAAAGCAAGGGTAGGTATAAAATACCCACCCTTTAGATACCAACACTCAATCGATGTGCAGTTATTGATTGTCGGTTATTACGTCGAATTGCAATTGACTCTTCCTCAGAGCGCTGGGACGATATGGTATATGAACTAACTTACCTTTTTCATTCCGTTCCAATTTATCGATGAAACTGGTCATTGTCCCCGAAGTAATGAGTGTCTTTATATGACCAGCGTTCATATCCGCTCTGGTGAGTTGTATGTAGGCCTTTTTGGTGCGATACCCCAAGTCCCCGAAATATTTAAGGACTGCTTCATGAATTTCTTCATCAGTCCATTTTTGCTGCAAAAGAAGATCAACGATGTAGTTACGTACTGACACTTTCGGCAAATTTGCTTCTTGAACTTCCGTTGCTTTTCTGCGGGTACCAGCTTTGACCACGGTTTGAAGTTTCCCCGAAACCTTTTTTGCAGTTTGCTTGACTACTGGTTTTTTCTTCAAGATGGGCGTGGATTTCTTGCCATTTGATTTTTTAGTAGATTTGCTTGATGCGATAGTGGTTTTAGTTGCTTTCAGTTTCGTGGCCATGTTTACCTCCAAAATGTTAAAAATTATACTTCAATCAGTAAAACCTCATTTTTACTGATCAGATCAGGCCATAAGTCTTTCCCGTACAATCAGTCACGATGAATGTTGGTGAGATTTCACTTAAGTGGAATTTATCATAGTGCACATCCTTTGTTAAATGATATCATAAATCAAACAGCTCTTTAAATATACGAAAAAATAGAATAAAAATCTACTTTTTTAAGAAAAAAAAATTAGCCTGTATTTATTGTAGTTATAGTAATTATCATAAATAAATTTTATGTAATTTATAAAAATACACTGAAAATTCCAAAAAAAATTGCAGGGCAATTTCACTTACCCTGCTTTTAAGATAGTATTGCACTGGAGGTATTCTGTCAATACTATCATATTTACGGTGTAACGATAGAAGTTCTATAAATAAGACCACCAGCTGGTAGTCCTGAAGTATTTCTGAAATATGTTCCGAAATATTCATTATAATTTTCTGATGCAAAAGTTGACGGTTTCGAGATATAAATAGTCCATCTACTAAATGAATTTGTATAATCTACATTTGTAGGTATGACTATTGCTCCCGGACAAATATGACCATCGCATTCTACTGATATTGGGTATCGATTTGGAAGATGTCCCGGTGATACGATATAAGATGGCCAATCAGATGTAGTTTTTTCTAATCGCATAGTATCGGTAGTATTTGTTGAACCAAATACAGTTAAAACATTATCCCATCTAACAAAAATTAATCCATTAAAAACAGTAAAAGAAATATCAACTAAAACAGGAGTTATTGATCCATTATCTGATGATAAATATACGTCAGTAGGATTATACCAAGAAGGTAGCACTCCTGCACTGTGCATCCCGGAAATGTCGCTGGTATTTGATGCTATATCGGTGATATTAGTTGCGATGGCTGCTTCCGCAGAATCTATATCATTTTCATTAGTAGTGACACGTCCATCCAGCGCACTTATGTCTGATACATTTGTAGCTATACCTGAAGTATTTGTTGATATGTTACCTGTATTTGTAGCAATATTTCCTGCATTTGATGATATATTAGAAATATTTGTTGCTATATCTGCAGCATTTGATGCTATACCCGAAGCATGAGTTGATAATTGCGTCAATAAATCATCTGGCACAATACTTGCCAAATAATTCACCCATTTACTGGTCCAATGAGCAAACCAATTAAAATGTTGAGCTGCCGGCACAGAACTGTCTGGCCAACCGTCTTCTTGAATTGCGGTAGTAGGTGTACTAAAATTCCCTGTATCTAATGAGCAAATATCCGGGAATGTACTATATGGATGTGCCATATCTCCTCCAAATTCTATACATATAATGTTCCTAAATGTCCCACGTCCCAACCCGGTCCCGTATCAAATGTAAATGGATCAGTCTCAGCTATTTCAAGTAAATATAATTTTACTCCAGCTGCACATACGCGAAGTAATGATTGAAATAATGTCGCTGGAAGTGTGATACTCGAATTTTCTATAAAAGTAGCATAAATTCCAGCTGGATACGCTGGTATCAAATGAATTTCTGTAGACTGAGTTAGCTGTTCTATTGCTGCTATTAAACGTTCTGGTTCTCCGCAACTGGCATTAATTTGGATTTTTGCTTCAATAGCAGTTTTATAATCAGTATCATTTCGCCCCAGTCTTGGTTCGACTACTATTTCTCCAATAACGTCTAATTGCTCCCCTTCTGCTACACTGAGGTATCTTAATGTAGCAACCTCTTCTGTAGCAACTTCTAACTCACCAATTAGTTCGCAAAAAATTTGTACCATTTGCGCGAATAAAGTTCTATCACCCTGTGCCATATTGCCACCTAAATTGTTCAATTAATAAACTATTTACTTTATTTTCGATAATACCTGGAGGGGTAATGGTTTCGTAAATATCTCCTCCGCAAATATAATCTCCAGTGCTTACTACATATTCACCAGCATCTTGTGAATCTCGAACTATGACTATTTTATAGATATCAGTTATAACTTCTTTATATACATCTAATACAGCAATACCTGAAGATTCATTAGCAAAAGTAATTACGTCGTCATTTGATTTACGGAGTTCAACTACATCTCCTAAAAGTAAACCAGTTACTGTGAGGTATCGATCTGTCATTACAATATAATCATTTACGAAAGTTACTGTATATCCACCATACGGGACTAATCCGGGTTGCCCTTGATCATGAACTGTAGAAATACCGTTCAAATCCGTTAAATGGAAATCATCAAAAGCTGATATATTATTACCATCAGCAAATAACCAATAGACATAAGTACCATGAGGTTTCCACACTATAGGCAAATAATCTAATGAAAAATATTTTCCATTTATTGCTTCTGCTATACGAGTATTCGTTGATGTATTATTAGTTCGTAAATAATAAAGGATACTATTTTCATTTTGATATGTGATATCTTGTATATGCGCAGCTACTCCCATAAAATTGGTCCAAGATGGATTATCTTCAGATTCTAATGAAGCAAATATATACGTTTTAGTCCGGGAAGATACTTGATTATTACGAATTGTTCTTGAACCGTTCACTCCTACATTGTAATAAATTCTCAATCTACCTGCAACTACAGATAAATCATATTTACTTGAAGGGACATCCCAGTGAGCTGTATCCGATGTAATAAATGGATCAGGAAAGTCACCATTATTATTTTTAGCATAAAGACAACCGGATACTAATTTATTAAAAGTAATTGCCATTATAAATATTGCTTTTTAAATTGTGTTATAAGTAAACTTTGTACTTTCTCCTCAAGAATATTACGTGGGGTAAGAAGTTCATACTCATCTCCGCCGCAAATATAATCCCCGACACTCGCTGTATACTCTATGATATCTACTGAATCTCGAATAATAACCAGTTTGTAAAATTCAGTAGGTGCTTTCTTGTAAATATCTAAAGTTACTACTCCTCCAGATTCGCTGGCCGAAACTATTACGTCGTCATTTGATTTACGTAATTCAACTGAATCCCCTGTAATTAAACCTATAACCGTAATATATCGATCTGCCATTACAAAATAATCATATAAATAAGCAGTAGCGTATCCACCGTACATAACTACTCCCGGAAGACCATTATCCAGCGTATTCGTAACCCCGTTCAAATCCGTTAAATGGAAATCATCAAAAGCTGATATATTATTACCATCAGCAAATAGCCAAAAACCATAAGTACCATGAGGTGTTGATATTGGTGATAATAAATCCAAAGTATTATTTACTGAATTAACTACCTCTCCTATACGGCAAGCATAGGCTGAATCATTAGTTCTAAGTATAAAATATACATAATCTTCAACTCCACTTACTACATCTTCGGTGTGTATCCCCAAACCCAGAAAATTCTTGTAAGCAGTAACAGCTGATTCCAAAGAGCAATAAATGTATAATTTAGATTGAATTGCTACTTGATCATTTCTCATTACAAAAGCATCATCATAAGGCGAATTATAATAACATCTCAACCTTCCAGAAGATATAGAAAGTTCGAATCTACTTGATGGTTTAGTCCAGTGTAATTCATCGCCGGAAACAAATGGGTCAGGGAAATCTCCATTATTATTTTTAGCATAAAGATAACCGGAAGTATTTTTTCGTAAAGTTAATTCAGTAATTTCAGGTTCGGATACTATTTCCGCTACTGTAGGAATAACGTATTCTGAATCATCTCCTAATTGCTTTTTTAATTGTTGTATAAGTAAACTATTTACTTTATTTCCAATAATAATTGCTACTGGAGTAGGAGGTACAACATTACCATTTTCCGTAATATCATCTACTACCCAAAATCCACTATTTAGATACTGATTAGCTGAAGTTAAAATATACTCCGCACTTATTGGTCCTGGTATTATTCCTAGTAAATCTATGACAGCATAATTTTGTGCACTTGATTCTCCAGCTATTTTCCAACTACCGTCCAAATTACCAGTAGAACTAAATCCGGTCCAATATCCTCCAAATCCGACTGTAACTGGGTATCCATCTGCATAAATTTTTACAATGCTACTGTTAGTAGACATATTAAAATTAACTACAAAAAATACATCATGAAATGAGTAATCAGCCCAACTATTAATATTTATGGATGCTGATTTATTTTGATTATACGCCTGTTGTAGATTAATTGATAAATAATTCGATGCACTCTGTATGATTTTAAATATTAAATTTAAATGAGGATAAGTAATCATATAATACATAGTACCTACACCGCTGGCATTTCGTTTTTGCATTCGTAAATGAATTGCAAATTCAACTCCGTAAGTTAAACAAGAAATCACGCCGCATGTACCGTACCCATTATACCCACGTACACCTTTATAAAAAAGAGTATCGTAAGCAAATGTACTTGTATTTTTTGTATAAATTGCTCCAGAAGCAAGACAAGCATCCTGTGGAGCAGTCGATAATGTTTGATTAAATCCCCAAAATCTTTCATATAAATTTGAAAATACTGTAGAATCATTTGAACTGGATTCATAACCTACAGTTACTCTGAAATTTTTATTTTCTAAATTATCAATATCCGCACTAAAATAAAGTAATAATTTATCTGCAGATAATTCTAAGTCCACTATTACCGGAACATAATCCAAAGCTGCTACACTATACACATTAATATCTGAAGCATCAGAAATTTCAGCTTTAATATTTGGATATGTAGTTAAAATATAAGATAAATTTAATTGAGCTGGAAACGCTGGAAATATATTAGTTATCAAGGTTTGATCACAATGTATGTCGATAATAAATGGCATAAAACTTATCTTTACTTTTAAGGCAAATTTACAGTGATTCTATCCGTATCCATTTCGGCAATACTTGTTGGTCCAATAGCAATATTTGACGTACCATATGATGGAGTACCTAAAGGAGTGCTTGTGACTGCATGTTGAATCGTCATTCCACCTATTCCGGGTACTTCCGTATAAATTGGTACTTGCCACCGGTCAATAATTAAATCCTTACCCATTCCAAAAGTTGAACCGTACTCAACCAGTGCTTCTTTAATAGCATCAGATCCATCAACTGGAAAAATCTCTTCATTATAATAACTATCTACAGTGACTATTATCCAAACATACTCAGTCACAGGACGTGAGAAATACACATCCTGAGTATCTCCATTTGAATCCGTTATAGTCCCGGATTCATTTCCGTACGTTTGAATACCGGCTGCAACCGTTTCCCACAATTTCGCTCGAATATCATCATCATCTCCACCCAACACTACTGCTTCAACACTGTGCGGTGGTCTACCATATATATCGGTGGTATCTTCTCTATTCGTATATATACTTACCGCTGTGACTCCGTCAATTTCTTGAAGTATTCGACCGCCTATGGCTTCAACTGTTGCTGCTCCTATAATCGAAATAAAAGCAATTCTGCGTTGACGCAATTCAGCATCTGTTTCTTCATACCTTCCAACTACTCCCGCATCTGTATTATCTACCGTATCCCATCCAGAAATAGGTGTAACAATTTCCGTAATAGTCCCAGCCAGCGCTGGAATAGGACCATACTCAATTGCTGTAAAATTCGCATCATCTGGACTGCCTGTTAACACTACGGTAGTATCTAAAGTAAATAGATCACCAGCAGTGCTTCGTACCTGTGACCCGGCTGGAATAGATGTTGCTGGCGTACCATCTACTTGACAAACCACAGTAGTCTGAACTGCTGATAATCTTGTTATTGCGTTAATTTCACATATTCCATCTAAGCTACTCCCCGAAGCACTGGATGGTACAAAAGAATAATATACATTTTCAAGTTGTTCCCACCAATCAGCAGCTATTTTCGAAAATACTCCTATTAATTGTCCAAAAACTGCATCGTCATTAGTATTGATGTCTCCAAAAATATTTTCCAAGGCTGCTATTAAATCAGTTTGAATTGCGGGCAATCCTTTACGACTAAAACCAGCTGCGGTCACTCCATAACTCATAATTTATCCCAATGTTATATTTTGAATAATACTTTCTCCAAATTCCGTTTCGACAATAAAATTAATATCAAAAGTCCGTAATGTGGCAGAATATGATGATGAATAACTAATTATTTGAGTTACTCCTGTCGTTTCTGCTATAGTTGCTTTCAGTAAGGAATCTATCAAAGCAATATTTGGATTTTTTACACCTATTTGTTCTATGTAGGGTACTCCTTTATTGATATTTAAAAACCATTCACTATATAAGAAAAGTAAACGTATTTTAATATTCTGTGTAATTTGATCTAAATCACTTACTAAAAGTAAATCGTATTCTGACATCACTAAATCATGACTAACTGGATTTAACATTAAATCTTTCATACTGCTTGTACCTTTGATGTGAGATGTTCACTGCCCATAGTTATAGGTGGTGTACTTAAAGAAGGTGTACCACTGGGGGATCCAGGCGCCGCGCAAATATGCGTATGAGAATTAAAAGCAGTAACAAATGCTTCGGTTACTACTTTTTGTAATGGATTAATGATATCCCCAATTCCCAACTCAATACTTCCATCAGCTTTTATTACAATTTTTTGATCTTTAAGAGATATTTCTACAGCAGTACTGTCCGCAGCTTTACTTACAGTATTAAAAGGAATTATACCGGGTAAAGCTATACAATCGGTTAAACTATGTAATCTACCTTGTTCTGTATCTGAATCATTCCCCGAAACAACCCAATTATTTAATGATTTTTCACAAAATAATAATAATACAATAGTCCCTTTACTTAAAGGAAATGTTATAGAAGCATCATTCCCACTGGGGAAACAAACGGGAACATCAGATATTACAGGGTAAGCTAATTGAGTACCATCTTTCATTGCTCTCTTAAGTAATGGTTTTACTTCAGCTTTTTGAGTGGTACTATTATATTGTTCAATTTTTCCTGGCATGCATGTATGCAGTTCTGAAAGAATATCTAACATAAAATTCCGTAAAGCAGTATTTATTGATGAATCTTCATCATGCATTTTCAATATCCTTCACTGTTATAATCGTTTCCCAATTATTCCCGAAAGTATCTCCATTATGCGAAACATGCAATACTTTAAATTTACTATTATTAAAAATTACCTGACCGCCTGGTATCACTTTAGGTTGTAATAAACAATGTATTCTATAACCATTAAAATTAGTATCACTTTCATCTTTGGATCTATTTTTATAAATTCTACTGGGAGGTTTTATCGCACGTAAATATGTAGCAGTGGTATATACCGTACTACTAATATCATTAATTTGAAGTATACCATTCTGTATCGACCATTCCAAATTATACGCTTTACTTATAAGATTTAAAAAATCAGAAGCGTATCCCGCAAAAGCTAAACCAACATTTAATGAAACGTTAGGAATAGTATCTAACAATTTATTCTGATAATTTCCACCATATGAATCCAATACCGCTAATATAGCATCTTTTACTGTTACACCTGATTTTAAAGATAAAGATAATTTTTGTTTACGAATAAAATTCCCACCATCTTCCAATTCCAGCGTTATCCGCCGGTCAGGTTGGCTATCGTCACGAAGTACACTAATTACATCCCCTAAAAATATTAAATCTAATGTTTGATTATCGTTATACCCGGCCATTAATTCTACAATAACTCCATCATTTGCTGTAATTTGATAACTATACTTATCGGATAAATTATAAATGCTTAATGAACATTTATTTGAATCTGCTTTGGTAGTTTTAGAAATATGAAATTCTATACGTAACTTTGAAGTCAAAAACCCAGTTTCTCCAGCTTTCCCAATACGTACTTGAGCTATACGATCGAAATAATATTCATTACTCATTCATCATCACCCATATAGATTAATTCAAGTTTTCTATTTTTTACAAAATCATACCTACCCGGTTCATCAAACATAGATTCTAAACTGGTATCTATACACCAAAAATCTCCTGACGGTAAATCTGTGCTATATCCACGCTGGAGTAGTAGCGGATATCCGATCACAATTTTAACTCCACATAATAAAATCTCATCATCTAAGTCCAGTATAGCCATACTCCAAAATGACCCATAACTATTCCAATCAAATTTTAGTTGGTATTCGTTTACCGATAATACTAAGGAAAATTTAAATGAAGGTGCATCTATCATAGGTATAGTTATCATACTACTCCCCAAACATTATTTGTTTAATCGTATCACCATACTTATCTAAATTCTTTTTACCGCCGTCTGTTAATCTCTTAAGTATAGTTCGATTATCTGCTTTTGTTTCTACCTGCGGTTGTTTTCCGACATCTTGAGTTGGTTTTTGATTTTCTACTCCTTCAGCTCCATATATTTTTTCATTAACATATTGGATATTGGTATCCTGAATTGTTGTTTTGGTGATCTGAACAAATTCCACATCAAACATCAACTCATCTTTAACACTGGCATTTCGTGGAATACGCAAGGATCGAACAACCATATTATTAAAAACACATAAATTAGTGATAATATCGATTATAATAGGTTGAGATGGAATTCCTTTACCAGCAATATCTTCATAATTACGTACTAATTTACGTCCGGTTAATGCTAATAATACTTCATAAGCAGTTAATACTTTATTTGCTTCAGTTCCACCAATAGCAGTAGTATCTTTTAATGACGTAATAATACTTTGTATAGGCGCATTCGAAACTTGTCCCTGTATTTTTAATTGATCTGGTAATTTCCAAATATGATCTGAGATAGTATTCGCAGTATCGATAGGAAATTGAGGTATTCTATTTTCGTAAATATGTTCTTCGTTTATGGCAACATCCAATTTTAACAGCACTAAACCATTTTCGCTGGAGAGAATGCTTGGTGGTTTTGATTTACGTCCAATAAGTAAATCTATCGTTTCAATAATAGCCATAATTAACCTCTTGTTCCTGACTGAATATCTGAAACTATGTATTTTTTAATCTGCTCAATGATACCTATTTTGATAAGACTATCAGTTTCGGTTTGTAATGCTTCCTGCTGTTGTTTCGGTGTCCCTTCAGGTACTGCTAAATGGATACCTTGAATATCGATACGAATATCTCCAATTTTTCCACCTGCTTTTCGATACTCATCAAAATTTTCCCATTTTTTATTCCACCATTTCGAGATACCTTCAGCCATTTTAGTTGCTGGCCCGGCAGTTTCTTCAGCAATAGTCCCTACAGGATTTAAAAGCATATTCACTATACCATGTTTCATAATTAAATTCTTCATATCGTTAAGTAAATCCATAAAAAATATTTTAATAGTTTTAAATGCTAATTTAAATCCTTCTATGAATCTATCAATATATGAATTTAACTGTTCAAGGGATATTCCAAATAAATCTGCTATTTGTTTTTTAAGCCAATTAAGTAATCGCAATAACGCTGGAATGATAACTGATTCTTTTCCAGTAAAATATCCGACAATATCTTCCGCAATAATGAGTATTCCAGCAATAGCAGCTCCAATGGCTATTAATTTAATGGCAATTACTCCTATCGCAAGTGCAGCTTTCCCAAGTAAAGGTACTATAGTAGTGAGATTGACCGTAACACCGGCCAACCCCATACCTACTATTGCCCCTTTTACTAAAAGTAAAACTTTTGCTATTGTGCCTACTATTGTAAGTAAAGGACCAATAATAAATAATATCATTCCCATCCAAACAATTACTTTTTTCATTGCTGGATCCATATTTTTAATAAATTTGGTTAATTTATCAATCCAAGCAATAACATTATCAAGTATCTTCCGTAAATTTAAAGTTTCACTAATCATTTCTCCAATAGCAGCCCGGATACGAAAAATAGCACTCATCAAAGAAGACCATAAACCCCCTAAAGTCCGGGCTTGTTTTGCCATCATTCCTTCTCGCTCTTTTGCAATGAGTTCAAGTGCTTTTTGCGTCATATCTGCTGTAATTTTGCGTTGTTCGATCATCTTCTGGAGTGCTTTACCCTCCACTCCAGTAACTTTTGCAATAGCGGCACGTATAGGCACCAGAGCATTGGTAAATTGCATGATATCTTGTCCCTGGAGATACCCCAGTGCCCGTACCTGTCCTAAAACATATACTATGCTTTGAAGTCTTTGAGCATCCCCTGCTGCTACATCTCCTAACATTCTTAATTGATTCGTGATATTCTTTACTGGTTCTTTAGCAATAAGTAATTTATTAGTTGCGGTCATTACCTGCTCTAAATTAAAAGGAGTAACTGCTTCAAATTGAAACAGTTCTCCCATCAAAGATTTTGCTCTGTCCGCACTCTTCAACATTACTTCAAAAGATGTTTGGAATTTTTCAACTTTAGCAGTAGCTATTACTCCGGCAGTTGCCACTCCTGCTATCGGAAGGGACAATCCCAGCGTCATTCGTTTACCTACCTGAGTAACTTGATCCGCTAATCGAATTAAATTACTATGTAATCTTGTAGAGGTATCCATTACATTTTGTACAGCACGATCATACTTATCCAAATTTGCCGTACTAACATCGAAACCAACCCAAGTAATTAGTTCCCGAAGTGTCATTTAATATCTCCAATTTTTGGCATCAGAATTTCTTCAATAGCTGATTGTAAATTAAGGAAAGATAATGCTGCCTGAACATCCATAAATGACCAAGTAGTATTCAATTCAGTCCAACTTGCAGTACCTCTCATTACCAACCTCCATAAATCAGCTTCAAATTGCAATTCTTCTGGAAACGTACTCATTAATTTTTTGATACGTTCTTTTTGCCCATCGGTGGCGACACTGGAGGAGTTGGAATTATCCCACTGTCGCCTACCTTGAAAAAATCACCGAAGTTCACTTTCAATACAAAAAATACAACCTGATACATTAATTTAGTCCTACCCGTAAAGATAGCATCAAAAGTATCATTATTTACTTCCATCATTTCACCGCTATTAACTGGATGTTGAATTTTAGCGCCACCAGAAATCTCCTGAAGTAAATTCACAAAAATCTCAGGATCAATTTTATCACTTATATCATTAATAGCATCAACAAATCCATCCAACGTTACATTTGAATCCAATAGCGCCGTGACATTAGATATTTCTCCGCCGGAAGATGCCAGATGTTTGAAATTATCAATTATTTTAATTATTCCTGAACCGAAGTACTTGACTATTCTCGCAAGTAAAAGAGCAGATTGCGTAGCAGTTTTCTCAGTAATTACTACACGTACACCATTAATACGTGTGTCAATCGTATTCAAAATTTACCTCCAGTGTTTTATTAAAAGTTAAGCTGAAATTGCTGATGCGCCAGCATTAATTATATCTAAATCAGCACAGTCTAACATCCATTGCCTATCTTTTACTTCTTTACCATAGTCAGATTTTGCTGGCCGTTTTACCCATGCAAATGCACTAATTATTGCTGAATTAGTGTCTACTTCTTTAATAACTACCGGAACTATTCCAGCACCAGTAGCTTCATCAGTAGCTAATAATCCAGTCAATACAGCATTGCTTGGAGATGTTGAATGTAAAGTAATATTGATAAAACCAGATCGGTTACCATTTTTTGCTCGACTCACTATACCATCAGCACCAGCGCGTTTAAGGAAACTATCCTCATCTCGATCACATTCGATAAAATCATCTGACAGTCCGGTGAGCGCTATTCCGGCAACAGTTATGATGACTTTTTTAGGATCATAATTAAATACAGCCATAAATTACTCCTTTACTAAAATTAATATAAAACTACACCATTTATTGTTACCGCATGAATTGCTCCTGATAACCACGCTTGAAAACGAACATTATTTAATTGACGATTGGATTTATCTGCTGCTGGAATATCAGCATAAGTTGGGAGAGTCACCAGAAAACCACCTGCTTGATCCCCGTCTGAATCCTGAATATAGGTAGTAATGCCATCATTAGCTTGTCCGATACGTAACACTTTTTCAATTGCTGAGCTTATTTGTACCAATCCGGTTGGACTATAAGGTACTTTTGCATTTGCAATTAATACAGCATACACTTCTTCAGTGATACGTGCTTTCAACCAATCAATAAACATTATGATATCAATAAATTCTCCAGCTGCCGTGGTACCTTCAGCAAAAATACTTTTACCCCCGATTGGTTCATAAGTATTGGCATTCTTATCTCGAACATTCCCTGATTGTGTAACGGTAAGCTCATCTGAAGTAATAGAAGATAACGTTTTAAATTTCGCTGTGAAACTACCAGCAACCAACGGAAGCAATTTCCCAAACAATGCAGCATCAGGATATTCTGTATCAGAATTCTCCGTATAAATAACCGCAGTTCGAGCATAATTTGCTGCTTTCAATACCGCTGGTAAAGTGGTACTATCCGCAGCATCGGTAGTTCCCGGAATATCTTCATCATTACTTGCTGCAAAATATATACGGTTATTTGATTCTACCCATGCAGCTGCCAATTCTTGATCTGCTTGTGTTCGGGAAGTTGTAATTAATCCATACCAATCAGTATCCTGAAGGAGAATACCATTTAACGCACTGGTAACAGTTTCAACTGCTGATCCGGTAGTTGTTACCGCAATAGCAGCCATAGTCCCTGTAATTCCCGTTAAATCAATATCAGTTATCCCAGCATAACTGGTTGAAACTGGAGTAATCGTAATCGTGTGTGAACCTGCTGAATAAACTGCCGTACTAATATCAGTTAGTGCTTCTATGGCAGTAGCCAAAGCAGCCATAGTAGTATCTTTATCCGTAGTAAATGAGGTTGTAACTGTGGTACCATTTACTTTTAAAGATATACTCCCAGCGGTAAAAGTACCCGCATCATCAGTTAATACTTTAGCAATTCCGATCTGACCAACCTTAAATTTAACTGGACAAGGAGATTGTGCTTTCAAATCGGTAGCTGCCGCGTATTCAGCAGAAGCAGTACCACCATTTAATGCTGCTGCCAAAGTAGCATCCACAGCTTCAAATTCTTCAGTTCTATTCGCAAAATTACCATTAGTTCCAAGAATCAATGCCACATTGAATCCTGCTTGTTCTATGGCGGCAGCTTCTTGAGTAATTACTACATTAACAATTTCAGCTAAACTCATAACATCCCTCCATTTTCATTAAGATGTGGTTATATTCATAATAATATCCTGTTTTATCCCGGTAACAGTTAATTCTGCATTTACAGTTTCAATTATTCCAATCTTATCCGTAAATAGTTGCGACGTTCTACCACGTAATTCAAGCAATGCACGTTTTTCCTCATGAGTACCTATTAATGTACTCATATCCCGCACGCCGCCAATATCGTCAAAAAATACAATATTATCAGTTTCATATAAATCTTGACGTACGGATGTACGATCGATAGATTGATATAAATCCGATACTATTTGATATGATTCTTCACCGTAGGACTGTATTTCTAAAGTAAATTCAATTAGTTGATGACTATTCAACAACCCTGCATCATTCGCTGGAAAGATATCCGAAGTATTTCCAGCTTTGTCGTATGTCGAAATATTTAATGATATATATGGTAATTCAGGACGGGGACCATTTTCATTCATCCAAATTACCGATACAGCATTCTCAATCCCAAATTCAATATCACCTAAAAACTGATTATTTATGACTAAAGTTAATGACGCATTATTACAGGATATAATTTTAATTTTACCGGATGAATAGTACATTACCACTTCACCGACATTATCTACTTGAGCCAGTATATCATCGCATAAATTTGTAAGAGTAGTTTCTTTATCTGAATCAAATGGAGTATTTACTATCGTACCACTTACATTCACTTCAATATACCCACCGGTAATGCTCCCTGTATCGAAAGTAATTGCTCTAGGGACATTTGCTATTGCCCAATCCCAGATAGCATCCCTTAATATTTTTATTGACATAATTTTGCCGCAATATATTTATAGTGATTAATGATATTATTTCCCCATGGACGTTTTGAAGCAATTTCATATTCTTCACCATATAAAATCACTTTATCTCCAGTCCGATCTACTGAATAACTGGTTAACTCCCCGTAAGTGGTAAAAAGTGTATATGCATCACTTTGATATCTTCCTTCCGGTAAAGTTTTTAAATCACGTTCATTAGTAGGTTGGATTGAAGCGTATATTTCAACGGAAACGCCGACTTCTTGAGACCATTCACCTTTCGTATAACTACCGGACAAATACGGATAGCATGTAACTATCTGCCGAAATGGACCTGGTAAACCTTCAGCCATTACTTTGCCCCCTGTATGTGTTCCACGTGAGTAATCGATTGAACTAATTGACCAGTATCAATTAATGGGACATCTCCCTTTTTGCCCTGTACCGTTTTACGTTTAATAGTTTGTGGTGAGTTAGGCGGAGGTATCCGTTGACGGATTTTATTCTTCATTTTACCGGTAAGATACTCTCCAATAATTCCCAATGCTGTTTTTAAATCTATTTTTCCAGCAATAAACTTCTGATGTTGCAAATTAGCAATATGTGCTAAATTCTTTTTTTCTTCATCAGTAGTAGATCGAATAAATGATCGTTCCGGGATATTTCGATTTGGAGCGCCAAATTCATGCACGGCTGCAATCTGAACCAAATCCAGAAAAGGTTTATTGCCACCTTTCTTGCCAACTACCGCTGGAGTGCTACCGGATGGCAACCCAACCTTTGTTACGTGTTTACCTTTGGCACCTTCCATGCGTTTACGGAAGTCTTTCCACCCTTTATCCACATCACGGATACCTTTGGCCATTATACACACCTATTCCGTGCTGAAAATGTTACTGATTTAAGTAAAGCAATCAATTCCCTCCCAAAAGAGGTTGTAGTAAAGTCCTCCATTCCAGCGCTGACCGAACTGGTTGATGTACTATACGGTTTGGCATAGGTTCGAGATAACTGTCCTTCCCGTTCGCCTACTAAAGTACCAGTTATACCGCTACCAGAAGATGACCCAGAACCTGGATCACCCCCGGCAGCAGCTTCCTTCGCCAGTATATGCAATACCTTCAAACCTACAGCCTCACCGTATCGATTACCACAAACATTTTCGCTCAATCCTTGACTTGCCCACGGAATCAAACTGATTAAACGTGGATCAGTTGACCATTGTGGCGCCCGTAACTGGATAGTTTGTAAAGCTGAAAATGACATGGCTACTCACTTTCTTCAGTAGTTTCATTTTTCTTAACGACAGCTTCATCAATTCTTCGCAATTGAATTGCTATCACTTCCTGCACTCCTTTACGCATATCCCGTTCCTGAATTTCTTTTAATTCAGCAACATTATACATGCCACGGATAATTTTAGCAGCATTCTCAACATTTAATTTACTAATATCTATCCGTTCTGCTTTTTTAGCTACCTGTCTTACTACTTCAGAAGATGTATTTTGGATTTGCTCTTCATCCCCATTTCTGCCCATGATAACAAGAGTACCATCATTAACCATTTGTTCAAAAACATCCATTTCGATCAATGTTTCTGATTTCTCATTATCGAATTCATTCATACCGGGATAAAAGAAAATTGGACCAGCATAAGTAACAAATGTCTTAGTATTCTTAACAATCACTGAAACCTCCAGATTTTAATTATAAGGGGACATTCATCCCCTTTATTTACTTATAATAATTAGATACCTTCAACAATATTTATTGATAAAGGATAGTATACAATAACTCCACCACAGCGCGCATGACATGGAACAACATATTCCAAACCACGACGTTCCACTTCAAACTGTTCGAAAGGCTGAGGTATTTCAAGAGTCAATGCATCAGGATCACGCCGGAAAGCTACCATAACATCAGTATTTGATGCTACACCAGTGGAAGGAATTGGATTAACGTCTTTAAATTCAGCAATCCAATCAACTTTTGTAATGTAAGGCCTATTCTTGAGAAACGCTTCAAGAAGGGTCAAATCACTGGTAGTTGATCGATACGTTGTTGAAATCAGACTATACTGTGCTATCGGAAGTAAAACAGTATCCGGTATTTCCACACCATGAGTAAGGGTAATAACATCATCGACCAGTTTATTGAGATCATAAAGAATTTCTGTAGCATTCTTACCGCTGAAAGGGTACACTGCCGTAGTTGCTCCAATGGTTACTTTACCTTTAGTAACATTGGCATTATACAACATTCCAACCAATCCACCGTTAATTCCGTCATCAGCGCGTGCTTTCCAAGCAATTTTATTGATTTTCTGGTCAACTGCTTTTCTTGCTGCAGTTGCTTTACGGGTAGGTAGATTTTTATTTGCAGAAGCACTGGCGCGTATCTCCTGAATATTGTATCCATAAGCATCACCTACTGATTTGATTTTGCTTGTGAATTCTTTTGCCTTGATATCTACTCTAGGAAGATCATCTGCATAATTACTGATTAATTTCGCAATACCAACTTCATCGTACTGCCGGTAAGTAGTAGTTTCAGCAGCCGGACCAGCTTCCGTGCTAACTGGTATGTTTTCTACTGCCTTCAATAAAGGTGTTTTTACATCATAGGTTTGCGCCTTGATATGCTCAAGTTCCCTATCGAAAAATACACTCTCATTCGAATCCAGATTAATGTATTTCTTTCCCATGTGGTTTCTCCTTGATTAAAAATTAAAATAATTATTTCGATATTGTATTTATTGGGGTAGATTCAATATCAATTTAGCAACTTCAGTAGTCGTGCCACCTTCACCCCATCGTGCTCCAGGAAGTACCACACATTTACCACTATCAGCTGATTTACCAAAACCACCAACCGGCTTACTCGCTCCATCTGCCGTGATTCGTACGTATACTGAATCATCTGAAGTAACCGTTTCTTCAGGATACAGATATAGTGCTCCTTCAGTAACTACACTCATCACATCATCTTCTGCATACTGAACTAATCCATCAGCATCCTGAAGTAATGTACCATTATTAATACAAGCACCAATCACATCCGCTGCTAAATCATTAGTTGATATAGTTTCAGAAGTAATGGTCATAGTCCCCGTTATACCTGCCACACTGGTAACACAGGTAGCAATAGCTGTATTATTCATTGTTAGAGTAATAGTATGCGCTACTGCTGAATATGCGCAAGCAGCAGCATCCGTGATACCTGCGAGAATTGCCGCAGCATGTGCCGCCATGGTGGTATCTTTATCCGTAGTAAATGAGGTTGTAATGGCAGTACCATTAACAGTAGTAACAATATCTCCAGCGGTAAAAGTACCTGCATCATCGAGTATCACTACTTGATCATTAATCGGAAGTCTACCCGATTGTTCCAAACCAGGTGCTCGAAATATTGCACGTCCAATAGGGATATCCCCTATGGCAATTAATGACGCAACTGCATCAAATCTGCTCTCAGCCTTACTACCATGTGCTCCTTTACCCATATACAAGGAATATGAAGTTTGCGACATGTTGTCTCCTTTTTAAATAGTATAATAATTTAGTTATTATCGGTAAATTACTTCTCTTTTGTCGTTTTATATGCACATTCCAGATGTGAAATCATATCCTTTCGAGATTTCGCAACTTTATCTTCATTCGATCCGCTGGAAGATGCTGCATCACTGTGTACAGTTTTACGTTGATGAGCTGCGCCATTTTCTGAATTGTCCGTGGTTCTTGCCAATTCTACAGCAGCGTCAAAACGTGCTGCTATATACGCTTCTGATTGTTCATCTAATTTTGCATCAGGGAATTGGTCCAGAATAACTGCTTTACGAATTTCATCATCAGTCATTCCATCCACTTTTACTTCTTTACTTAAGATATCATTAGCTGTACGCTCCAATTCAATACGGGCAGCAACAGCTGTGGCAATTTCCTGGGATAATCCGTCAATACGTTCCTGAAGTTTCTTGGCTGATTCTTTAGCAGTATCCGCATCAGCCCGAAGTTTTTCAGCATCTGCGTTGGCTTGATCTAAATTGGTTTGAAGAGTATCACTGTTTTTCTTTGCTGTATCGAAAGCAGCAATTACTTCCTGTGGTACCTCATACTCGCATCCAGTATCCAATCGTAATTTTGCCATATTTTCACTCCTCTGTTGAGATGGTTGATTTGGTTGATTATTTTCTCGAATTTCTTCAGCTTCATCCGTATTCAATCGCACATCTGGTCCGGCACGTCCCCGATCTACTATTGCTAAATGATTATACTTTATATTACGTTGTCTAAAATCATACTCCATACCATCATAACTACCGGGTTCATCATCTAATTCAACTTCATATCCCAATGATAACTCCTCTTTGCCATTATTTACAGCTTCTACTCCAGCTTTATCCGTAATAACAATAGGCATGATTACATATTTACCATCAGGTTTAAATGATTCTCCAGTATAACCAATAGATAATGATTTGGCAGTTTCTGCTGTCACCAGTTTAGTCGCTGGATGACCGTTAGTAACCGGAATCATTTTCATTGTATTTAGGCTGTCGAGATTGAACACATCATCAGGATGTCGCAATTCTCTTCGGGAAGTACCATCAGGATTGCGGTAATTAAAAACACCAGTACGAGTGACACGTGCGTATCCCCGTAAAAATCCTTCGTTAGTAGGGTACAAGTTAGTAATTTCACCAATATCGAAACGTAACAATGTATACCTCCAATATATATTTAAACGTTTAATTACCCTAAATAAAAAAAGCCCGTATAAATTTGAGGTTTTATACGGGCTCAAAGTGACTGATGGTAACAGACTTAAAAAGCATCCTACCCGATAAGATAATTTAAAAACGGGAAGATACCTATGAAAAAATTATCATAAACAATTATTTTTTGATTTCATTTTCATTTCATTCCTATTCAATTTACCTTTCGGACGTTCTATACTAAAGGTACTGGTTATTTGAGCATTGCCAATACCACCATCATTGCAATTAATAGTTATTACGATCTGCCCGGTAAATTTCTGTGCCAATCTTTCCTTCAAGAAACGTTCTATTGCCGCAAACAAGTGTAATAAATCCATTTAACCCCCAGTGTATTATACGTAAATTGTTATACTGCTTCTTGTTTACTTTTAATAGGTTCAAATCGTATTCCACCATCCCCGAAAAATGGTTTTGTATGATCATACCCCCCTACATATATAGCATCCGGTATTCCTTCTGGAAATGCTTCGCATATTGCTCCTTTGATATCTACAAAATGCACACATTCTAAACATTTTGGTCGTGGTCCCTTCATAATTTATCCTCCAGTAATTCATGTATAAGTTTACCTACCTTCATAGCCATTGGTCGTGGTTTACTACTATTTAAATATTCACTCCAACATTCAGCTCCAAATTCTTCAACACTTTTAGCTGCATACTCGCCTATCTCCTGTTTAATTTGTTCTCCCGTCATAGATTTATAAATCTTTTGAATCTCTTCTAATTGTTTAGGTTTGGGAATTTCGAACAATTGCGTATTTTGGATTACATGAAACATCTCATGATCCATAACTGATTTATATTCTTTTCCAATATCACACCTGGCCCCCCATTTTAATTCCATACCCTCCTTTATGTATTCTTTAAATTTATGATCAACACCCCAAACTGGTCCTAAAGCAATTCTACTTTCTGTTTCCCCCACTCTTCTAAGAGTTAAAGCATAAGCATCAGTATCTCTTTCATAACCAATCCACCATGGTTTTATTTTAAAATGTCTATAATAAAAATACATCCTTTCGACTACAGCTTCAAACGCTTCATCATTCAATAATTTTGGATCAGTCAAATCAGGGGATGAAATTGTTTTCATTGTCTTTTCCATCTTATTTACACGCTCTAATCTGTCGTTTACTTTACGTAATTTAATAGTACCCTGTAATTGCTCATGAGTTAATTTCATTTGTTTTTTCACTTTTGCCTTTGGTACGGGTGTTTGTAGAATGGTTCCATCTTCTGCAGTAAAATCAAAAACTGCTTCAGCCCAACATCGACACTGATAATCCTGTCCCGGATGCAATTTTACTCCTCCAATACTTGATCGATTGATCCACTTACCGCTGGAAGATAACACCACGGTTGAATCATCCCAATCACATTTCCGATTATTCATTTTGCGATGACTTGGTCTTTGACGTTCATCATTAACTCCACGCCATAGGTATTCCGAAATACCCAAATTCTGTTGACGCACTTTAGTCAACTGACCGTTGAGCTTAGATACCTGATCACGTGCAATTAATTTCGCCCTGCTCTTAGTGGCACCAAACTTATCTATGATTTCATCCCGGATAACTTCATGTCGCAGTCCATTACGTATCCCCTGTAGTGCCATTTGTTCAATATCATGGAAGGTATTCTGACCCAGTGAACGTATGAGATTTACATTATTAGTCGCGAATGAATTGAGCATATTCTGCAACCACGGTTCATAAAAAGCAGTTGATGCTCCCAGTACTGTACGTAAAGTTTTCTGCCATTGCGCGCTGTTCCATTTACTCGTCTTTTGCCCAATATTTAATGCTTTTATACGATAATTAGGAATATTCATTGCTTCATCTAATGATAAATTCAATCGTGTCATCAATTTTTCAAAATCACTGGACCATGCATCAGTTTTAATCAGCAATTCTGAGCGTGCTTCATTCACTATCTTTCGTAAAGTTGGAAGCATTTCCATAATAGTAAATGCTTGCAAATTACTTACGAATTGAGTCAATTCCCGTACCCATTCGCGTTCAATAGCGTATGGATATAACCACTTCGGTGATCTTGGCAACCGTTTTTTATGTTTAGCATTCTTCATTAATAGCTTTCGTTTTTCATACAACAGTATGTCTTTCGAATTCATGATTTATCCTCCACTTTCGGGTGGTGATGGTGGCGGTGGCGGTGGCGGTGGAGGAGGTGGAACTATACCCGGGGGTTTTTCCCTTGGAGCATTAGTTGTCATTAATCTCACCTCCTTTATCATCAAGCACTACTTCCTGATACTTGACAGCACTTTGGAAATTCCATTCATTATCTTCATCCATATCATTAATCTCATACCCTTCCCCATTTACATCATGTATCACTATAGTCATAACTCCTCCCCTTCGCCTTCAGTACCCATAATTTCTGTGGGAGGTGTTCTATCAAATGCCAATTGGATACGCTTCCCATACCGCTCACCACCAAATCTGCTGATTGCAACCTCCGCTGGATCGTACACCCCATTGGCTATGTAAATTTGATCAGTTTCGGCACGAATTTTCTCCACAGTTGCTTCATCTTGCTCAGATTGTTCTTTAAGTGGATTGAAAGTAATATTCCAGTTCTCAGGTTCCACTCCCCGGAATGGTCCCTTTTTTGATAGGAAAACCAGTTTAGTCAGCAATTCAAGTATTGGTTTTAATTCAAGTATCTGCTTGGATCCGACTAAATTGTACCAGTCTTCCGTTTCACCTTCACCTTTGTTATTAAGGCCGCCTTTTTGCGCACCTTTTAGCACTCTTTGCGGATATCCAGTGACTACACTTAACGCTTCCCAAAACCTATCGATTAATTCTGGCAATCCGGTGACAGTGCTTGATTGCTTCTGATAAGTTTCCCGGCTGTCAAGAAGTAACGTATTTATGATATGTCGGGATAGGTCCAGAATCTCAATTCGTTTCTTGACAATTTCTTCCTGACCACCGTAAATCATATCCTGTAGATTTTCAATGCTCAGAATGCTGGTAACAAAGTCTTCAACAACACTCTCACAACCGTTCAACACATTACCCAAAGCACGTACATACGGTAAGCAACGTTGAAGTTCTGACACTCCCCAACCTTGATTGGCCCTGCGAATAATTTCCGGAACATCTCGACCATCCATCACGATACATCTACTCTCATGAACTTTAAAGAAGGGTGATCCATCCAACGGATAGATATTGTACATTTCAACTTTTCCAAATTTTGGACTATTTGGATCCTGATACAAATCTATGGGAGTCCAGTTAACTCTCCAGCGACTATACGTTCTCAGAAATATTAGATTTCGTAAAGTATCAGTATTCAATGGTTGTTCCAGATTGGCGCTACCATCATCCAACCCTAATACACAAACAGCTCCACCATGCAATCTATTCCATTTCAGTAACCGGCTAATTTCTTTTACTACATTTAACTCATCAAATACCCCATTAACCAGTCCTTCAGGATCACCATCTATGGTCCATCCCTTCCGTAACATCTCATCAGGAAGTAAATCAATAATCCGGGTAGCAATTCCTTCATCGCAATATAATGCATCCAATTCCGGTTCAGTAAGCAGATACCCTTGCTTAAATTCTGAACTTATTTTACGATCACGATTAGCAATTCCCATCCCGGTAAATAAATTTTCCCAACCATCCACCCGATACCCAGAACCAGCATTAATGATTTTACCATCATTTTGCCGTTTTACCGGTATAGATGTCCTCCCTACCAATTTAGTTGCCGCCATACTGCCCCCTAATTATTTATGTTAATACCTAATAAACCAATCCTCAGATAATACATCTGTTTGTGACGCTAGCCAAGGTACTCGTGATCCTAAAGGATAAGCCTTACTTTGGATCGGATACTCAATGTAAATATATGGTAATGTCATTTTACTATCTTTATCTGGTTTCTGTAAAAGTAACCACATATCTTTACCATTCCACCCCTTTCGGGCAACCCTATTACCCTTTTTTAATGCTTTTAATGCTTGTCCGAAATCCATATTATAATCCATACTGTCCCCTATTCTGTTATTTACATTCCTTTATCATACGCTTGAATTCATCTATTCCGTTATCAAAAAAATTTTTATGAAAATTACGGATCATCCGAAATACCGCAGAAATCACTGGAGTCAATACTACCACCAAACCCGATATGCTTTCAACTACTTGCTTTACGTTAGATACTTTGAAGTCTTGATCAGTGATATCCTTCCACATAGTCGCTAATAAAGCAGCAAAAGCAGAAGATAAACAAATTATGAATATCTGATCCAATCCTTTGCCAATTGTTTTCTTTGCACTGTAATTGTCTCTACTCATGGCATCCTCCTATCGTTGCGTTAACTTAGTATAATCAAGCATGGTGTCCCCTGCATATGTATTCAGTACATATCTTTCTGCATCTTTAGTATGATCATGTTGTTTTAACGGTTTATCCTCACCCCGTTTTTGAGCATTAGCATCCCATAAATAGGCACCGTACTCATGAATAGTATTCGTACAACATTGACATACTCCATACTCTCCAGCGTTTAACATTCTTGATTGTAATCGGATACCTTCTAAAACGTCATTATTAGCATCAACCAAATTCCATTTTGCTTTTTTACGCAAAGCTGCTTTAAACGATGC